TTCCAAAAGTCGGAACAGTCGGCTGGTATGCCATGCTCTCTCGCTAGCCCTAGGAAGGCCAGTTTGATGTAGAATTCATTGTCGTCGCTGTTGAGAATGTCAGTCATAAACAAGCCGGATGGCATGCCTATGTGAGCCATGTAAAGGACGTCTAGACACAGATGGAAGTTGTTATGAGCTTCCTGGACTAGTACATGTCTCACTCTCGCGTTGTCTTTACCGTCATTGTACAGACGGTTGATCACATTCACCACGTGGTGCATGATGTCTGGATCCGTTTTGGCGTCAAAACTACCGAAATCTCCCTCTATTCCGATATCCGACTTCTTTCGCAAGTGGAAGTAGATTTTAGTCCACTCCGTACCTGCTGCGTTGATTCCGACACACGTACTGTATTTTATGCGCTGTTGTTTGCGTAAACACAGATACGACATGAAGTATTGTCTCCCTAGATAGTTGAAATCTGTGGGTGCAATGACAAAGGCACGACATTTACCTTGGGCGTTTTTAGAGATGAGTCGTCTCTCGTCCTTCAGTGAGTCTAGCCAAATACTTTCAATCCTGATTCCCTGTTTTGCCAGGAATTCACGTTCTGCTACGCGTTGTTTCAGTAGCGTGTCAGTAATCCTTGAGTTTTCTATGTCGAACAACCACCCTTTACCTGCTGCACCTGGTGGTTTCCTCTTGAGATATGGCCATCCCGCCGAGGATTGCATGTTCATTCTATCACAGAATTCCCAGTCGTTCCCTCCAATCGTCTCCTCCTCCGTGAGTAAGCGATACTCATGTTGTATTGGTCGTAGTCGGTTGAACATGTCATCTTCACACTCCTGTAAGTCCTCTTTGGGGAAGGGACTTATGACTTGTCCGTACTTAGAAATTGCCATCCGCAGAGGGCTCTTTCCTGAGAGATTCCTTGGGTCATTTTTAGTTTTGACGGATGGTTCCGTCTGGTGTTGGAACACCTTGTCATGCAGTAGTGAAGGCACTATATTGGTCTTCCCCGAGATATGAGTCCTTTCAGTATTTGCCACTTTGCCATAAATGGAAAAGTTACCGTCAGGAATCACACCAGTGCAATATGCTGCAGGCGTGGTGTCCAGTGGGACCCTTATGTCGACGACATCAGGTATTCCCATCTCATCAATCATCTTCTTTAGTATCTCCTGCGTAACTACGCAAGCGAAACTATCTTCCTTACATCCTGCAACTAAGATCCCACACAGTTTACCTTCAAGTTGCGGATTATTCACGACATACACTCCTCCACAATCTCCTGGCACTGTTTGAACTCCATCCACCTGATAGATTCCAACAGTGCTCACCTTGTCTCCGTACAGTCCGTTGTAACTGATCTGAGTCATTGGTGTCATCGACTTAACCTCACTGGTCGCAGGCATACCACCGCTCATACGAACGAAGGTACCACTACGCGCGGTTGTTTTGTGAATTTCATCTTGTTTGATAAAATGCGTGAGGTTGTCTTTGACACTTTGAATTTGTTGTCGCACTTTGATTAGTACGAGATCCTTGTTAGGATGTTTGCGGAAGTCATCTACGAACGATGGTTGTTTTTGTCCTCGTATCGTGATCACAATCGGGTCGTTTTTCTTCAAATCCATGAAGAGATGTCCCACAGTCAAGATATATTGGCCTTGCACCATAAAAGCATTACACTCCTTCTGGTGGTTGACGTTCATAATCCTCACTATGTTCGGTGCTACTCTGTTTGTAACGAGTTCCTGAGCTTGGACATCTGTTGCGCGTGC